TTATATAGTTTCGACTGCAAAATGTCTAAAACCTGTTTATTACCATAATAAACGACTCCAACAGCAAAACGATAATTAGAAGTATAAGTTGGAGTAAATGGAGTATAGGTGGTTGCCACAACTTGGGAACCGTAGGCACTTCCGCTACCATAAGCAATACCTGCACAATTGGATGATACATAGAAAGTTGAATCAATATAAAGATTTACGTCAACCTCATATATTCCTGCTCCTGTTTGAGATATCTCGAGTGTTCGGTAAAGTTGAATAGTGCCATCACCTAGATCTTTATATATGCGCAAATTTCCACTGCCGGCAGCCAATAATTTATATTTTAGCGTCTTAACATAACCGGACCTGAACGGAAAAGAAACTAACCAATTTGAACCATCGGCTGATGTTGTCAATGTTGAAAAATCAATTTGATCGATTTCTTCAATTTCGGTCAATGATTTATAGCCTACAGAACCATCAGCAATTCCAGTGTTTTGGTACACGTTTCCTGCTACCCATGCTGATCCATTCCAATAATATAAATATCCATACTGATATCCTGGTTCAGATCCTAGATACACATAATTCCTTGTGTTGTCTGTCAATTGACTAGCCAGCGTTACAGGTCTTGGAGCCCCACTGGACAATCCCGCTATCTGGGATGTATGAATAGCGATGGCATTTGTATTAGCTGCCACGTTTACGTTTGTGTTGTCAAGCGACACTTGAGCTGCCTTTAGCGCAATTTGTTCTTCTGTGTTCTCCAACTGTTCATCAATCTGCTGAAACTTTGCTTGAATCGCAACATTTGAAATTTGCGATGTAAGAGAAGGATCGAGGTGTATGCCCTGTACAGCTGCTTGTTGAATGGTTCGGCTACTCACAGCATTATTAGCCATCTTCGGCTCCGTAATGGCCGCTGCAGCGACTTTATCCGTAGTCACCGAACTTGCACCTATCTTGTTTACTGTAACGGCTCCTGTGGCAAGTTTAGGCTCTGTCACAGCTCCGTCCCGGATCTTGGAAGTGGTCACCGAACCGTCTGCATGGGGAAGTGTGGTTGCTGCTGTATGGGCGTTAAATTCTGCATTACGTTCGTCCACGTAATCATAAACATTTTCCACGACTGCTTCTAACACTGGGGCATCTGAGACTTCGCCATTTACTAGATTGGTTTGCGCCGCGGTTAACGGAGCACGATTAATAGGGCTTCCCATGGTTTACCTCCCCGACACGCGACCAATGGCCGAGTAATCATATAACTCACACGGCTCGTCGCGGTTGTTTCTGAATCTGATTTGGAAATAGACGGATCGTTTTTTGAGTACAAGCCTCTTGGGTTTACCCACCAGTTCGGAGAAGTCCGGGTTATACCACCCCGCAATTCCCCATGTACCGAGTCCCCATATCATGATTTCATTGTTTATGGCATTTTCATATTCGACGCTGGAAGTCAGCGCCCGAACTTCTACGTCAATGGATGATGGGATATCATACTGTTTGGACGACACTACCAGGTAATCCAGGTAGGACGCATAGCCGGACTTTTCGAAGGCTATTAGGTCCGTTAAACAGTCCCAATCCACGATAGTTCCGGTGGTCTTGGCTACCTCGTTCCAGTCACGGTACAGCATTGTGTCGAACTTATGCAGATGCCCTGTTTCTCCAGCGTAGTAGAGTGCGTCTGTCCTCACCAATCCATTGGCCCGGATGTTGGTCCAGAGGTACCACTCACCATTTCGTGTGTCGAATCCGAACATCAGGCGTTGGGTATCCCGGCTGATACAGAGCATGTACATGTAGTTTTGGGGGTCATAGTAGCTCGATGCCGCGGACTTTTCGGCATCCGTGAATCCGATCCCCGTAAAGTCAATGATATTTGCCATCTTGCTACGGGTGGAGTAACGCCGGGAGCCTACGTCCAGGTATCCGGTATCGTAGATTTCATATACCCCATCATCAGATAAAAAAAGAACGGTCTGCGAACCGTTCGGGTAGGTGACTTTTTGGATTGATCTTGGAGCGATGCATCCGTTTGAGGTGTTCAAGAACAGATTTCCTTCAATGTCGTCAAAGTCTTTTCCGGTGAGGATACCCCAACCTTTACGCATGGGCAACAGCACAACATTATCGAACACCACGCCATTACCTGTAAAGTAATCGTTGTTCCGCACCCAGCGTTCGAACTGTGTCTCCGGGAAATAGTCGTATTCATAGGGTTTGGAGTAATACCAAACGTCCTTGCCATCACTCAGGAAGACTTGGCCAAAGTACGTAAAGATGTATTTCGGACCTTTGGCGTTGATATCAGCAAGTGCATTTCCGGGTGCAGGGTCTGGATCATCTGCAGCCGGTGTTACTGCGGAAACCGTATGTGTCGCCGCGTTGTACTCTTTGAAACTCCCACCATCTGCAATCAGCTTGCGACTGTCTAGGTCAGCATTGGTAAAGTCCACGTCTTGGATGTCTGCGCTCGTTAATGACCCTGTAGCCGCGCTCCAGGCGCTGGAGTCATATTTGTACAAGCTTGTGCCTGACGTGCCTAGAATCGTCTCTGACGCGCCGCTACGGTAAACGGTTAGGTGCTTGATCAATGCACCCAACGCGGTGTTGGTGACGGGTGCGCTGCCAGGGCGCTTGGTGGAGGATCCTATCTTGTTTTGGTAGGCGTTGATTTGGTAGCGCCAACGACCTTTTGCGAGAGTGGTTGGAGCCGATGCCGTGTCCGTTCCCAACAGAGGGGAAACTTTGACTTCGAACGGTTGGTACTGATTGTTCGCCATTAGTTCCCCCTCGCTTTCGAGATATCGTTATCACCCAACGGTTGTCCGGTGCTGCCGGTTCCCCGGGCGCTGATGGAGCCTTGGGCCAGATTGGCGTAGGAACTTTTGGCTTGTGCCTCGAAATATTGCGCATCCGAAAAGCTGTTCTTGCTGTATTTGATACGGGCTGACACGTTGTTGATGATCGCCCCATAACCACTCGGTGGGAAGTCCGGGTAATCCGTGTCTACTGTGACGGGATTGGGGTATCTGAGGTATTTCAGTTTGTACAGTCCCGGTACAAGCTTGGTCGTGTTGGCAATGTTGAATCCTCGTACATGGATATCCTGGGTTTCTGCCTCTCTCCACCAGCCCAAAGGCGCTTCATCTGCTGTCCGTTTTAACATTTGCTGACCACTTGGCATGTATATTGCCATAGGTTCGAACATGTTGGTGATAGGGCTACCGGACTGGGTAAAGGTCACAAACCCATCGGCGTCAATTTCGATTTCATCCGAATACACAAGACGAAACGCCAGCCTCGCCAGTTCCCACAAGGCCAGATTGATATAGCCGTAGATGGTTGCCTTCTGCGCCGCGAGGTTTCCCAGGTCCTCAATATCCATGGCGTTCTGTGTAATGATTTTTTGGGCCATTTCAGAGGCTGTCCAGAATTGATTCATGCTCTCACCTTCTTTATGCACTTCCCAATCCGGCATTTGTTTTCTTTGCAGAATTCGATGGTTTCCGGTCGGCTTAGCGCGTCTTCAAAGCTTGCTGCGGTGATGGTAAAGGTCAGTTTCGGGATTTCAAACAGGTGACCATCCCAAGCTGTGCCGGGTGCTTCGATGCGTGAGGATAGCGTAAAGGTAAAGGTGGTCAACGTCCCCACATCCCATCTATCGTAGTGGGCTCGTCGCTCAGGGAATAATACGAAATCACTTGATTTCGCATGTTGTTGTACATGGGCAAGTACAGTTCAGCCATCTTCCGCGCCTGAGCCTCGCCCATTTTGACCAATACCTCAGGCATGTTGTAATACTTCCAGAATCCGTAGAAGGTATATACCGTGGATAGGCGGTCCGGGATGTCAATCACATCGGCTTCCGTCTCGAAATAGGACAGGTGCTTGTAGTAATCAATAACCAATTCGTCAGGTGCAATCCAGAGTATCCGCGGCAGAATGATTTTTCCGTTATAGATGCGGTACGGTGTGGTAAATTCAATGTCCAGGTTCTGGTCAATCCAACTCTGCAGGCGAAGACGGTTGATTACCTTTAAATCAGCCGGCAGCGTGTATTCCAGATCGGTGGGTGTCAGTGTAATGGATACGGGTTCTGCGGGAATGTTGATGTTTGTTCCGATATCCGCGTTGACTTCGTTGGCCCAGTTGACCATTTCCTGATTCTCGATGTTGTCTTTTACTTGCTTTTCTATGATATAGCGCAAGTCCAAGAGGGTAGCCATTCACTCTACCCCCTCGGCCCTAGGTATCCACTCAGCCGGAACGAGGTCGTAGGTGTTGCTCCATTGGTGTACCGTACCCGGATCCATTTGCAGTACAGGATTTCATCAAACTTGGACGGTGTTCCGCCTGTTACTGTAATGCTGGTCAATTGATCCCAACCCGTGGACGGTGGCTCCCCGGTTCCGTCATCATCAGCATGTTCAAAGACCAATGTTCCGCCCTGATCCGATGCCACTCTTCCCGTGAATCTGCCGTATTTCTCACCGTTTACCGCATCACTCAGGAACACCCCGGCGTTTCCGAGGTTTGCGGTCGTGTACACTCTCCGGGGCCTGATCTCGATTCCCATTGGCTAATCCCTCCAATAACTCAATAATCCGCTTGTTTTGCACAATCAATATTTCATTTTGCTCACTCTGCTTTTTGAGTTCTGCCAAGTGTAAGGGCATAGCGCACCTCCATAAAGAAAAAGAGGAGCCGAAGCTCCTCTGTCATTTGTTCTCCATGCGGCCCAAGATAATCAGGTCCGCGCGCATTTCGTTGAACCGTTTTTCCTTCTCATCCTCCGGAAGTTTGCTAAATACTTTCCAGGTGGATACATACTCCAGTTTCTTGTCTGCCGTTTGGGGGGAGGCACCTCCCCCGATTCTCCAAGGCGAAGTTTCCGGCATACTACACCCTCCGTGTCACGACATAACCCCAGGTCCCAGAAGCGAGGTCAACCGTACCAGAATTACAGCTTGTGAGGGAAATCGTGATGTTGTCTGCTGCCTGTACAGATGCTTGATAGATGATACCTTGGGTATCGTAAGGAGGGTACAGAGTGACGCTGTCTCCCAGCGCCACACCCGTTAATTCAACATCCGATTCCGCAAAAGCACCAGTCGTCAAAGACACCGGATTGAACGTAAATGTTCCTGACAATACCACAGCAGGGGCCTTTGCTACGCTACCGATCACAAACCCATCAGCCCGAACAATTCCCTTGCCATTATTGGATGTGTAATCTGCTCCATATTTGCTCATGTCACGCCTCCTTAGGACGATGCGTTAGATCCGATGATCCAGGACCAGTCGATAAATCCCTTGCCCCACAGGCCAACAACAGCATACTTGAAGATTTCGGTATCAAAGTCAGTTTCGTTCTTGAAGTCCGGCTTGCGGAACTCGTTCCACTTGTTGTACCGACGCATCCGGGACTTGTTCATGGCGAACCAGTTGTACGCATTGGGCAGGTACGGATTGACGATAACGTCAAACGTGCCGCGATAGATGTTCAAGGAGAAGTTTGCCTGTTCCGGCACATACAGGGCTTGTGCGTTTTCAGCTTTCTTCGCGTTCATCCCGGCCAGTTGGTAGGCAATCGACATGAGTCGAGGAGATACCATCAGGCAATCGAACATAACCGGCATCAAATTGCTCTTGGAATCAACCCAGTTTTGCCCCATAACTTGCACTTCATGCCAGGAGTCATAGTCCAGGGACAGCGAAATCAAGTTGCTGTTCGTTTGGCTGGAGTTGGTCGGGCTCAGGGGGTGGTCTGTGGCGCACAGAGCCTTACCGTCAGGGCCTGCGGTGCCACCGATGACTGTAATGCCACGGTAATCCGTACCGCTTGCGGTAAAGGCATTCTTGAACGTCTCAATGCCTTGGTATTGACGGGTTTGATACACCGCATCGGACAACTTGATTACTTCATCCTTGATGTCCTGATGCTTGTTGAAGTCAAACCACTCCCGGTCGATTTGCGTACCCAAGGAGTATTTCACCTGCGGAATGCTGGAAGGGAACAATTTTTCCCGGTCTTCGTAGTAAACAGCCTTACCGGTGGAACCCCACGGCTGCATGAGGCCTTGGGCGCCCACGCCTTCATAGTGTTCGCGTTCCTTGGTGGTCTTGCCCATGTTGTACATCAGGGGCAGGTAATCGGTTTGTTCTGCTGTGGCTTGGGTGAACACCTCTCTTACTACTGGCTCAAAGATGGTGTTCAGTTCCCGCATGGATCTATAAGTGCCTGCATTAATGGTCATTTATGTTCGCCCCCTTAGCTGAATTGGCGGTTCTTGATCCGCACAATGGCCTTTGATTTGGATGTGATGAGAGACAGGATAGAGCACGGGCCGCCCGTTACGTCAGCAGCGTTCAAAGTAAGTCCGCCGGAAGAAATATCTGCAGTTGCTTGTCCGGGCAAGAATGTTGCGTCCGGGGTACCGACATAATCCGCGGTGTACTCGTCTCCTGCTTGGGCCTCAATCACTTCCGGGTATACGTCCGGGCTTGCAGGGGTTGTTACTGTAGGTCCATTGTAAATACCGCCAATGGGACCGCCTGCTACAGCTGTTACCCACTTCCCGGTGCTGCTGGAGACGATCAGGGCTTGACCATAGGTGAAGGTGGTGGAAGCCGTAAACGCAATATTGGTGATGAATTTTGGCTGTCTCGATGTGCTGGACTGATGCCACACAAATGCCATATGTGTTACCTCCTATTTTGGATCATTTTTTGTTGCTGCTTCACGCCTTTTGTCGATACCCCGTAGAGTTCGGCCAAGGCGACTTGCTCCGGTAAGAGGTCATTCGCCTCCGGTTCCGGTGCGCCGCTGCCCTCAACTTGGGAACGCGCGCCTAACTGTTGCTGTTTGATTAATTTTTGCTCAGTGTCTTTTTTGGTCTTGGCCTGAATCTGGTCCCGGAACAGGTGTTCATAGACCAATAGAGGCCGATTCCCCTCTTGCACCATGCGCTCGAAATCTCCGCTAAACCATTCCACTGGCGCACCGTTTGACTTTTGTACCTCGTCCCATAGGTTGGGGTACTTCTTGTACAACTCCCCCCAACGGTCACTCTCAGCGGCTTTCTGATCAGCTACACGCTGATTTTCCAGCGCTTCCCGTCCTGCCTTGAACGTAGGATGATTCTCGATCCACTTTTCAGCGGATTCACGGTCAATGCCGTTAGCTTCAAGTTGGTCCAACATATCAGTTTTCATGTTGTCCAGTTCGCTCTGCCGCTGTTTTTGCTGCTGTTCTCGGAGTTTTGGTAGGTTTTCAATGAGATCCGCGTGGTTCTTAAACCCTTGAAGCACCGCTACCTCATCCAATGCTTTTTCCTGGTCCTGTAAACGTTGCTGCACCTTGTCATAGTTCATTCCCTTTTGGATCAAGGTGGGGGCTTCGTCTTCGCTGACCAGTTTTTCCTCGCCGTTATACTTGACCTTGATGCCTTTGGTCGGTTGTTCCTGGGCTGTGGTGGGTGCAGGTTCTTCCGTTTCCTCGGTTTCCGGCTCTTCGGTAACGGTGGGGAATTCGATTTCTTTCTTCTCTGCCTTCGGAGCCAGTCCAAATGAGGCATAGACTGCTTCCGTTGCGGCGTCCATTTGAATCTCGGGTGATTCCTCGCTATGGTTGGCGATTTCTTCACTCATAGGTAACACTCCTTATGATCGAATGCGGCGTGGTGACCGCTAGAAATGGGCAAAACAAAGGCGCTAGGATTCTCACCTAACGCCAGGTTCAATTTTAGTTAAGCATGATAATACTTGGAGCCTCTGTTCTTGCGATATTGGGAATGACTTTCCCAGACTCCTTGTCGAGATACAATGTTTCCGCAGCACATACATAGTCTGGTGAATACTCGTTGTACTCCGCAGCTTCCAAAAACATATTCCCTAACTTGCGAAGTCCATCTGCTGTTACGTAGATTTGCAGATGGTTGGTCAAATGACCGAAGTGAGACGCCTGAATGTTGATGGTCGGGCCTTGTTCATTTGTCACACAAAGCGATATTCCGCCATTGTTAATATGATTATAGATTCCGTTAACCACTGGACTGTTTTTGTCCATTTACCTAGCCCCCATCATGGCTGTTTTCCGTTCATCATTCTCCATCTTTCTTACTTGCATCTGCCGGTTGAATTGCTGTTCATCCTGCTTTTGCAGCAATTCTAGCGATTGATTGGCTGCGGTCATATCATTTTGCTGCGTTTGCTGAATCTGTTGGGAAGCCTGCCCCAATTGTTCTTGCAGCATAGCGTTTTCCTGCTGGAGTTGCTGCATCATCATCATTTGTTGTTGCGCCACCTTCATGCGTTCCTCAATGACGCTCATTGGTTCCATGCGGCCATTTTCCAGCGTGTACTTTACCGCCTTGGCATCAATCATAGGCATCTGCGTCATGGGGTCCATAGTCTGCAGCAGGTTCATAGCCGTTTGGATGTAATACTCCCGGTCGCGCGGCTTTTCTACGCCGATATTGACTTTTACATCAAACCTGGGCACATACTCTTCCATAACCGGAATCTCTTCCGGTATTTCTTCGCCTGTCGCTGGGTCAATGGTCATCTCCCCTGTCTCGTATTTGGTTTGTGCGGTGCTGATGATAGATTCGCGGCTAAATGTTACGTCCTTACCCGTTATCCGGGCCACACGCTCGGTGCTGTAAAATTGAGCACATAACGAAATGTACTGCTCGATGGACTCTTGTACGGCGTCCTCAATCAGTTCAGCCGCGTTGGACAATCGCCCCTGCGCAGCTGCGATAAGCGACTCAGATTGGCGACCGCTGGTTACATTGGGGTTTGCTGAACCATTGGCAGAATCGAACATGCCTGGGATCTTCTGCAGCATTTCAAGAAAGTGCTGAATGTACTGGTAGATGCCCGGATTAGGCGGAACGCCCTGCAATTCCTTGACCTGGTTAACATCGCCTTGGAGTGGGAGCATGGCCCCCGGCTTGCTGCGGAATCTCTTCCAAATGGTCTTGAATGCCTCGGTAAGGCTGGCCCCTGTACCGTACACAATCACGCTATTGCCCATCTTGGCTGTGATCTCAATCGCCAGCTCCACGAACCGGTTGTAAAACGTCTGCGGAGCAATCATATCTCTTGCATATCCCTTGCCCCATGGGTTGTTTTCCTCTGGGAACAATGTCCGCGCGATGATCGGGTATTGACCATGATCGTACACATACGCCTTATGCTCCAGGAACACACCGTTTGTAGTGACATACAGGCAATGAATACCTTTGGCTTTGCCCTTGGATTTTTGCATATTCTCCATAGGGTCTTTGCCTTCCAGCAGCTGCTGATCGGCCAACTCCTTGAATATCTTGGTGTCCTCGCTGCTCATGTACTTGGGTGTTCCCTTGTACCAATACTCCAGGACATTGACGGTTGTTCGATTGTCCTCGGTCTGGACGGTGTTGCCGACAACCGTATCACTGTCCCGGTCAAAGATTTCCGTGTCGCTGGATTGATTGTCCGCCTGCACCTTTACACCTTGTTTGGGCCATCTTTCCCGGATGTAATCCAGCGTCAACAGATTATTGATGATGTGCGCTCTGCCCTTTTGCAGGTCGATGAAGTCCTTTACTGCAGGATCCGGGAAGAATGATCCGAAGTTGACCGGCAGGATATCATTCTGACCAATGTACCGGTTCATGCCCTTGCCACCGTTGACCGTAGGGTCATAGATGACCTTATAAATAATCGGCCCATGGATGACCATGCGCCGCACTGCTCGAATATGCTTTTGTTTGAATTTGATCTGATTCAATTCCCACGGAATGAACACATTCAGGAGTGCGGCCTTTTGCTCGTCCCCAGGCTCCGTAGGTTCAAAATCTGGTGTCGGAACCCATCCTGTCAGACGCGCTACAATGGACTCTAATTGGCTCCATGCGTAGTTACCGACATACTCCATGCGCTCCGGGTATGGTCCGTTATCGGGCGGCCTCAGTCCCTTCCAGTGGTCGCCTGCCCATAACTGCTGTTCCTTGCGCCATAACTCTTCCCGGCCTGATCGCTTCTCCTTAAAGACGGTGTAATCTTGCTCTACCATCTTCACCAGTTTTTCCTCATCTGGTGTGTTAATCTCATCTTTGTTTGGCTCCGGTGGTTCGGTGGAATTGAATATTCCCTTGACCTCTCCGAACATTTGAGCAGCTTTATCCAGCATCTTTGCCACAGTCTCACCCCTTAGTCATCCCGTATGTCTATCGTCTCTCCTGACCATGCGCTGTAACGCTCATATTTTGGTTCTGGCGCTTCCTTTCCGACTTCCTGATAGGTTACAGGCTCACGGTTTATCAAACGTTTGATGGTGTCTTGCTGGATGTATATCACTTTCTGCAATCTTTCATAAGATCGCACCAAATACCACGTAAGCGACAGAAGGGAGACTCCCAAAAACAATGCCACTACTGTCATCATTGTTCATCACCCCCACGCGCTGCCGTAATCTGTCTCTGCAAAGTCGTCATATCCATCAAGCTTCGGATTTTCAATACGCTGATCAGGTGTTGCATTCCACGGGTTAAAGTCCATCCCTATTGCTGGAGCAAGCTTGGCTAAGGCTTGGCTCATGGCGTCTACTTGGTCTTTGTATGTGCCATTCGGGAAACTGGCGCATTCCTCAACAAATTCCCCGGCCCATTCTGTATTGCGTGGCAACCACACATTTCCAGATTCGATCCAAGGGGACACAGCGGATACCCTTGCCTCTTTACCACCTGTGCCAGAGTCAGCACTAACCGGAATAAACCCACCTATTTTAAGATTAAGCACGTTAATTATGGCGCTTCCGTTGGCCTTGTCCTCAATGTACTTTGCGCTAATATCCGGGTGTTTGCGGAGCATATTGATAATGGCCTGTATGGTCGTTACAAAGTCCATACGAGCTGTGTTATTGTCCAGGAAGTAAATATATCCATCTCGCCTACCCCATACTTGTATAGAGCACTTGGCGCTGTCTGATGTGTCCTTGAAACTGGCATCCACGGATAAAATGGTGATATCCATCTTTGACGGTGTATCATACCACTTCCACCAATCTCGTTTCAGCATATTGCCTTCTTGCGCGGTTGGCCTCCCTTGGTACAACGCATTAAAAGATGCGGGATAAGCTTTCCGCACCTCAATGAATTTGTATCCGTAATGATCCGGCCACAGTGGTTCCCCTACATTCCTGCCAAGCAAATCAAACTCTTCCGCTTCCAGGGGCAGGTTAATAATGGTCCATGGTAATGGTGGCGCATATTCTGGATTTCGCAGCCTCCCGCATAAATCATCCTCGTGCCATCGTGTCATAATGATGATTACAATCGCGCCGGGATGTATCCGAGAGGACATGGAGTCCATCCATTCCGACCAGTGCTTGCCTCTTATAGTCTCGGAATTGGCTTCCTCGCGGTTTTTAATGGGGTCATCGATGATAATGCAGTCTCCCAAGCTTGACCCTGTCACACCCGACATGATGCCGCGCGATATCATTCCTCCACGGGTCTTTTTCCCATCTTTTGAAATGGACCATTCACTCTTGGACTTGGAATCCCCGGCAAGCTCGATGCTGAACAACTCTTTACCAAACTGGTTGACCTTGTCTTTATTCCGTCCGCCGAACTTCTCAGCGAAACCCTCGTTATAACTAACCTCAATTACGCCATGGTTCGGAAACTTACCCAGGAAGTAACTCGGAAATGTCTCTGTGATGTGCATGGACTTCCCGTGTTGAGGAGGCATGGAAATCTGGAAGTATTGCTCCTCCATCGGGATCTCGCCTTTAAACATTTTTTCTCGTTTGATCACCGCTTCATTCAGCAAGCGGCATATATATTCGCCATGCTTGGTGTAACCGTACATGTCTGCATGGACGTATTTGACATATTCATAGTAATCGTTGGCCGCTTGGTGCTTTTCCTCGATTTCAAGAAGCTGGAGGAGTTCCATTTCCTCTCTTTCGGTTAAGCTCATCTATTCTCGCCCTCCGTTCATCGGGTGAGAGTCCGGTTAAGTCGGTTGTTGTATTGTCTAATCCTCCGCTCACGCCAAACTGACCTGTTTTGCCTCCGGTCATCAGCGCGTGCTTGTCGTACATGGTTCCGTAGAATGTGGAAATGTGATTCAGTGGGATGTCTCTCTTCTGATCGAGAGCCTCTTGAATCATGCGATCTCCCAATGTAGCAGCCTTCGTCATGCTTTCCCAAATTCGATCAATCATCTGCTGCCTTTTATCCTCTCGAAGCTTCTCGTATTTCTCGTTTTCATCAGGATTGCTTTTTACTTCCTTGGCAATCTTTTGCACGGTTGACCACGAGACCTTTAATGTCTTGGCTATTTCATTCCAGTTGTCGCTTATCACAAGAGCAGCACGAATGCGCTCCTTCAACTCGTCATCAAGCTTCTGCCCTTGCTTAGCCATACCTCATAACCTCCTCACTGTTACATTGTGTATCTATCATGCTTATACTGGTACGGTAATGATGAAACATAACGTATCAATCACCACTATGACAACTTCCTGCCTCATCGGATTCCATCTCTCGCAGAATGGCGTTAGCTGCAGCAAATAAGTTGGCTACTGGAATAGCATATCTCGGATGAAAGTTGCTGTAATGAAGCTCTAACGCCTTATCCCTCAATTTCTTCATATCATCAATCGTAAACAGTGTTTCGGCTTCTCCATTCGATACCTTGATCAAGTTCATTCTTCCACCGCCTCATACGTTTTCTCGAATATATCCGGCTTGCATGGGTAAATTTCACCATTTACACCTCGGATGATATAGTCTCCGTAATTTCCACGCATGGTTCCTTCCAACGTATAGATCATGCAATAGATGTTGGTGCTGCGTTCAAATGGATCGTTAATCGGATCATCCGTAAACGTCATGATGTCGTTGGTAATGTGTTTGTCGTGAAACCATTCCGGCCAACCGTCAATGCCATAACGGAATGCTTCTACCTCTGCCGGTTTCTTACGATATTTCATGCTCTTTACCTCCTTCTCTCCCAGAACATAATCTCAAATAACGCCCACGGTACGGGGTAGCATATCCCTCCATGTTTGGTTTGGTCCCAGATGATCACATCCCCGGGATACACGGTGTAGGTGCCTCTTAAGCCGGGTAGCGTGAGGGTGTGGTCTTCGTTGAGTGTGGCGCGCTTACGGGTGAGGCTGTGGATCCGTTCAAAGTTTTTCCCGGTCCATTCCTCATATTCTATGGGTCTTTCTCGGTAGGCGTATTGGTATCGCATTCTTCTTTCCTTTCGATACTGCGTAATGCTGCTTTGGCTAAGAGTCGGTATAGGATAAATAGCATGAGTATGATAGACCATTGAATCAGTGATGTAACCATGGGTACGGCCCCCGTCCTACCGGACTGGGTTGTTCGGTCGTCTCGATGCAGGGATAAAACAAAAGAAGCACCGGCTGCTCTCGTTAGCGGCTAGTGCTTCTTCTTATGTGATGCTCCAATTGCGGTACAACCGCGGCGGCAGGAGCTTGTCACCTTGTTAAACGTGGGCAAGGATTTGCACCTTGCATAATGCACCTCCGCACCGCTACCGGATTTCAGGTCCGGGCGTTTGCATCTTAATACCATAGCGTCTACCTATTCCGCCACCACGTTAACATATTTGGGAGTGCGTTGGAAGCTTCCTCTTAACTACCCCACACTACTAATATAACAAAATGAAACGGTAATGTGTCGGTAAATAAGCGGTAAATTACACCGGAATTCGATCTAAAATCAGCTCAAAACTCACTTTTCCGTCCAAATTCTCGATTTCCGGCTCCTCAATGAACTTGAGAGCGAGTGTAAGTTTTTTCAACGCCCGTTTGTGGATGGTGCGAACTGTCTTTTCGCTCAACCCTTTACGCTCTGCAATCTTCTCCAGGGTGATGGTGTTTCGGTTCATATACTTCAACTCGATCACATCACGCTCGGAATCATCCAGCACATCAGCCACAGCCCCATCGATAGCCTGTACAACGCGCTTATAGGCCCGGTAGTCCAGTTCACTGGGATAGGTTGTCCCTCGTCCTAGACGCGGCATTCTGGGTCCGTAGCCACCGCATCCGATGCCAATTTCCCCTTCCTCGTATGGGGCGATTCCGTTTGATACGGCATAGCGGTAACTGCGGTAATTTTTGAGCATACGGGTTACTTTCTCATTCACTGTTTTCACCGCCTGTTTTGTATTTCTTGAAAAATTCCCTCCACATCTGTTTTTGTTCATCTTTTTTTCGTTGTTCCTTGGCTATCTTTCGCTTCCATACATCTATTTTTTTCATTCTTGTTTACCCTCTTTCAGCCCCATATTAGCCAGCCGATCAATGCACCCAGCACGACACACACGATGAAACAGAATATAATCGCCTTGCTCATTCCGTTGAATTCCATTCTCTTCTTATCCCCTCCTTGGGAGAGAGGGTCCAGACCAATAAATACTGGTTCGGCCCCCGTTATCACTGGGATTATTCTGTCGGACGATGCCCTTCGGCCTAGGAGAAACTTTTCATCCATTCATCCTCAGTTGTTTCCATCCAATTGACTGCTGAGGATTCATCCCTTCCAACAGGTACAAGGTCAGAACGTTGATTTGATTCTGCAATCAACGCCTTTCCCCACATGGTTGTTTCAAGTTCTCCGCGTATCGCCATCATTTCTCCTGTCGTGTGGCGGTAGTACTTACCGATTTCAAACACCATTTACGCTACCTCCACATCGATCATGTCAGCAAATACACGGGCCTCTAACGCTTCGATCCGTCGGAAGGCTTCTTCCAGTGTTTGCGGTGCCACCTCTCCAACAGGGGATGTGTCCATTCCTTCATCGTGTCGTACTTCACTGTCTTCCGGGCGAAACTGTTCCACGGTCACAATCTCCGGAATTACCAGTGGGTTATTTTCATTAGCACTCGCTTGGTTTTCTGCCAGAGATTCGGCACGAAATCGTTCGGCTTCTTCTGCCGACACCACCCTGTACATATTTTCGTTCAGCCGGTTAAATTTGATGGTTGTTCCAGCTGCGCCTGCGTCACAATCCTCGACCAATTCAGCCAAATAAAACTGCTGCCGGATCTCATCTTCCCAACGCTTGTTGGTGATTTTCGGCTTGGCTGCTTGCTTGGCTGCTTCTTCTGCAACTGCCTTTTGTGATTTTATTTCCTTGGCCTGATCCATCAATTTCTTTAATTCATATTCATCGGAAATATCCACGATTTGTCGTGCGGTAGGTGCCGGAGCATTGGCAAGTTGCTGCTGCAATTCGGATTCACGACGCTTCAACCTGGCTATTTCTTGCTCGTGTTCAGCCAATTGTGCGGCAGCTGCTTCAAACCGATGCTTGTAGTCCTCATTTTCAAGTTTATATTGACCCAAGCTGGAGTTTGTTTCCTGCAGACTTTTGTTTTGGAAAGTGAGGTTCGTGACCGTCTCTTCCAAGCCACTAATGGTGTCTTCATGCTGCCGGATTTGGAGTTCATATCCCGTGGACACTTTCTTAAACATCAGGGCAGCGATTTGGTTCAGCATCCCTGTTCCGGCATTGGCGTCAAAGTCGAATCCGATGTCCTGGACAAAGCTGGCGGTTATCGTTTCTTGTTCGGCTGCTTCCTCCGGCGCCTTCTCTGCCAGGGCGTTCACGACAATGTTGTATTTGTCCACGTCCAGCTTTTCCGCGCTCTCCAATTCCTTCTTGGCTTCTAGCAGTTCGTGATATCCCAAACCGATCAATTGCGAATCCGTCAACTCCAGATATTGGCTCATATGTGTTTTATCCTCCGATATTGCGCCGAAAACGGCGATTTTATAGTATTATTATACCATATTTCTCGGTTTTACGCACTAATTTCTCCCGTTTTCTCCGGTTTTCGAGTACCGTTCAATGTACTTGATTTCGTTGTCCACCTCATGCAATCGCCTGACCACTTTGTCTCTACCATCAGACCGGACGTTCAAAAACTGCAGCCTGTCTTCCAATCCATGCTTTTCCTCGTTTAGCTTGACGATGGTTTCATGTAGGATGCCCATGGGTTAACTCACCTCCTCGATTAGGATCCCGTATTTGGCTTCGATCAGCTTCTTTTTCAGCTTGTATATGGGTGTTTTCATGCCCTTGACGTCCTCAACCGTGACCTTCCCGTCCTTCCAAGTTATCCGAAAGTCTGCTTTGTAATAGGCCGCGCGGATCTTTTCCCCGGTTACGGGGTGCTGATAGGATGGAATAATTTCGAATGATGGCTGCAATTCAAGGTTTCTAATCTCCCCGGCACGCTGGAGCAATTTCAGCTGGCTGTATCGATTGGCCTCGGCCTGAGAATCAAACGTTATTCCATCCACAACCGTCTTTTTAGCTCCGAATTTGTTTCTTCTCACGCCTTCACCTCCTAACAGCGTTTTTGGAACCCTTCTTGCGACCTCTGCGCGGTCTTTGGTCTTAGTTGATAGTTTGATAGGTTGGATACGTCAACTCTCTTAAATCGGCTATTGCAAGCCTCTGCGTGGATATGATGTTTTTTTCTTTCATGTCGTGTAATGCAAATGCGGCTTGGTCGTGGTTGGTATGTCTGGATATGGGACGTTTGGAGTCTACGTGGTAGATGACTATCATTGTTCGGCCTCCTGGCTATCGCCCTGCGCGGATTCGTTCGATTCGTTGGCCTTCGGCTTCAAACAAAAATCATGACCACTGCCAATATTGGGATCGAAATACAGGTGCCATGCATCGGTTACCATCTTCCCACATACCACGCATGTATATTTATCTGTGTAACAATCGTCACACATTCCTCTTATTGCACCTTCGTCTGTGATTTCTTTTACCTTCCCACACTTTGGGCAAGTTCCTGTCCTCATATCTTTTCCTCCGCATGGGCCGCGCCCAGTATTCCATAGCCGATGATGTCCCGGTATGGGGATTCTCCAAATGCATCCTTATCCGTGGCAATTCGCATTTGCTTGTCAAAGATTCGGATTAAGCACAAGGCGTCGCGGTATTGCTCTGGATGGATCCCCTCAGGGTACAGTAACCGCAGGAATTCACCTGATTTGGCGAATGAGTCACCGTAGGCCGCGTTCTTTTCGGCTACCATTTGGCCCATTTTGTTGCTGATTTCTTCAAATCGCTTCGGATCATGCATTTTCCACTTCTCCTTTTGCCCAAGATGCAAAACTTGGCATCGAAATTACAGTTATTTCCCCTTTGTACCGTCCTTCTATTTGTTCAAATCTGACACCGTCATTGAAACCACTGTACTTTACATTCTGGGCAAGGACTTTTCGGGCGCTATAAGATCTAGGGCCCTCCTTTCCATTGTGATATACCTTGCCAACTTCAATTTCATTTGGGCTCACCGTTCATTCCTCCATTTCCCCACCACAGGTGGCTTTGGCGCGGGTTTGATCTTTTCAAACATCTGCTCGATGCGGATTCGCTCCGGGTGATTGGGTGACAGCTGCTTGTAGTTCCACTTCTCTACCTCGCTTGCCCCATGGCATTCTGGCATGTACAACACCGCAACCCGGGATGTCTTGATGGGGCATGGATTCTTTACGCTACGCTCCATGGTTATTTTTTGGCTGTGTCGGTTTCGCATGGGGTGTCTCCTTCCTTTGGATAACGGGAGAGGAATGCATGCACATATTCATGTAACGGGGATGTGTCATACTCAATGATTGTTAGCTGAAATTCGATTTCCTCAATCGCTTCCCGCATAGCGGTATTGGCTTCAGTTAAGGTGGTGTTTCTTGCCCATAGTTCATTCCTAACCCCTTTACCTAATTGAGCTATATCCCGTTCCCGTTCTACCTGCTGGAGTTTATCAAGCAATGATATCTCCGATTCTCGATACTCATCGTTCCGCTTGACCTGATACTCTACTTCTTTTGTCAGTCGATCGTTATCGGATCGTATGGATTCGATCTCCTCCAGATCAACAGAACATGCCAATTCTTTAAGACCTTCAATCATTATCCGTATTTTTGGCGTTTTTGTTTTATAGATATAAGCACTGCCTCTTAATTCGGCAACGTCTGATAGATCTTCTAACATTTGAATTGCATCGTTAAGAGAATCTCTCACCTGTTTATCTGTCATTGGATACTTCCTCCAACTCATCATGAAAGAAAAATGTCCCAGGATACTCAACCATCGTGTATGTGTATCTGACCATGTGTTTTCCTGGTCCGTGTGACAATGACCACTTCTTCACTGTTACTGTTTCCTGTTGCTCCTTTATACGCACTGTTTCCCCATCTTCAAAGTGTTCTCTCATGATTTTATGACCTCCCGGCAATGTTCGTTGGCGAATTTGCTGTCAATGTCACACACTGATTTTTTTCCCTTCATCAGGGTAAGTTCGCCTTCCCATCTTCCGACAGTAAGGATATCGCCAACTTGTGCAGATGTTTCCCAACCTTCCGGGATATCCTTGATTACTTCAAACGTTCTCGCCATCCCCTTACCTCCATCATCCATATTGTTTTTTCGCTCCCGGCTTAATCCCCTCGTCGATACCGCCTCTGACTTGATCCATCTGCAGCGCTTGGTAGGCCTCTACACGCAATCCCTTATACTGTCCGTCCAATATGCGGTAACCGCCTGTATGAGTCTCTACATGTAACGTGGAGCCGCTAACAATCTTTCCTATGCCGGGGTAGGTGATGTTTACCTTGGCTTTGATGAGCATGGGTATCACTCCTTCCTGGGCCATTGATTAATCTCGGAATTATCAATAATGTCAAAAATCCACGCTTTCACTTTTGTCGTAAGGCTGGCTTTCTGAGCCTTTGTAATAACTCCATGTTCCTGCATTTGACGAATCGCCATGAGCCAATAGTCCACGTGTTCTTCCGCTTGAATGGTTGTCAGCGCCTTGTCTGACATGCTTTATTCCCCCTTTAGTGTCATATACGCTGCCTCTGCCCTCTGACGGGGAGTGGCGGTGAGCAGGAGTGCGATTACATCGTTTTCCCACTCAATGTCCCAATTAATTGATTTTGGATAATACCCTGCAGCAACTCCAGTTAGATTGTTTAAGAATTCATCCCTGTCTCTGGCTATCGCCGCTGTCTGTACCTCCAGGGATGCGGAAGGGTCGGTACAATATTTGGGAACAGGTCCCGGAAGTCTTCCCGGCCAACTGGTAAAATACCATATGTGATGCGCCAACTCCTCGTCGGTCATCTTGCTTACCTCTGACATGGTTGGGCCTCCATTATTTTGGATTGACATGAAAAACAGTAATTCTTAAATACACTGCCTTCCTGTGTAAAGGAGTATCCGTTTTGTAAAGCTCCATTCATTCGGTTGTCAAATCCAATCGGCTCCTTGGTTTCTGCGATTACTTTTTTGCTTCCGCAGTCGTCGCAAATGACAACAGTTTTGTACGTTTTGACTTCTTCCGTCCAGTATGCCATTGGTCTTGCCTCCTCTCCTATTAGCCCCAGTGGTAGTGACGCTTCATGATTTCAATTACTTCCGGCGCATAAGGTTCATCTGTGTTGATAATCAGATGGGTGTGATCATTGGACAAACCGTCACGCTTCCGGCCCCGTTTGATTTCGGTGAATAATTCCTCAAATAACTCAAATTCAACGTCATCAAGGTACTTGCCGGCGTCTTCCCACTTGAACATTCCGAATTTCATTTTCATGCCTTCCGGCTGTGACATCCTTCCTTCTCCTCCTTATCCCCCAGTGGGGTGTGGTATCGTCGAACTACGCAATTCGTTAACTGCGGAAATCTTTTTCGATATACATGTTAATTGCCATTTCTGCACAATACTTCAACATGTCTGCAATCCATTCGTTTACTGCTTCCCGGTCACTTTCGCTTAAAATGTCCAGGCAGGAAGGATCTGTGAATTGGTCATCGTCGTAATGGTTTATATCCGCGCAATCTTCAGTAATACGGTCCATTTGCTGCTGCTCCCGCAATAATTCATCAGGTGTCTTGCTGTCTCTGATTACCTTTTCACGGTGATGGTAGTTGAGTGCATCAAGGATAAGGTGGATGCGGTCAAGCTTCTGGTAGTCATCCAACTCTTTGTCGTGCCGGACGGCCCCAATCAATCCTATGGCACGTCCGTCTTTCTTTGAATCATGAGCTTTACCGATGATTTCTTTGTAACGTTCAAGCATGTTCATTCCTCCATTCATTTTTTTGGCTTAGCCACGTACTGTACAACAGCCTTACCCTCCCAAGGGATCATAGTCATTGGGATGATCATTAAACTCCTTCACTTCAGGGTACTTTTCAGAATATTGATCTTCGTCCTCTTTCCCCAACTCCCGTTCATAAGCAGTATCCTTAAGGATATACTTAGATACGGCATAGTCCTTACCATCAATAAAAGCAAGCATCACATAATACTGGATAGATGCCCATTGCTCATCTGTTAAATCCTTGAATGACATGCTCTCTTTCATCAATTTCACAATATTAGAGATTGCTTTTTCTCTATCTTCCTGATTAGTCACTACAATCACTCCTTCGCAGTTTGCGTCTACTCTGTGAGGAGGGTGTCCTCCTCTAACTCTATACGGCCTCCGCCTTACGGCTAAGCGGATTCAACCCTTATTCGGCCTCCGCTGCGCTAGGTGATTCGGTCGTCTCGATGGCCTTCGGCCTAAATGTCCATTACCTGCTGATAGCAGGATAACCTCCGCTCTGATTTACGGGCCATGTCGGCATCATTTTCTATCGCTATCGGGTTTCTCCCGGTTCGGAATGCTGCCAAGGAGATTGATGCGCTGCCAGAGCAGTTATCCAGAACCGTGTCCCCTGTGTTGGTATAGGTGCGAATCATGTACTCGCACAGCGGAACCGGCTTTTGGTTGGGATGGATGCGCTCCGGGTCATCGTTATTGACAACCGGGAAGTGCAGGACGCTGCGCGGATGCCGATCCGTCTTTCCGGATTCGGTTGACCAGTTTACTCCGCCTCCATACACCGGGGAATTATGATTGTTTGTTGCGGCATTCATGGGTTTGTGCCCCTGGGACATCTGCGGGTTGTAGGTCGGCTGCTCTTTGTAAAAGACCATTAGCAGCTCGTGGGCCTGCATCGGCATGTGTCCGGCGTTCAAGTGGCCGCTGGCCTTGTTTTTCTCCCAAACCCAGTCATAGCGATAAAGCTCCGGCTTGCTGTTGTACAGGATCTTGTCAAAAGGCGGTTTGGCAAAAAGGACTATAGCTCCATTGGGCTTGATGATCCGCTCGTATTGCTCCCATAGTTGCTTAAAGGGGACGATTATATCCCACGGGCTGCGCGTGGTGCCATATGGCAGGTCACAAAATATCATGTCCACCGATTCCCTTTTTATCTGCGGCATGACCTCTAGACAATCTCCTATGATGATAAAGTGATCATTTTTCATTTTTAATCGCTTCTTCTTGATGTACTTTTGACTTCAAACAATTCGGACAAACCTTAACCGAGATAAAACCCGCTGACATGGTTGCCAATTTCCTTCCTGTCCATCCACACTCTTCATTTTCGCAGACCCACATTTTCATTTTGTCTATCCCCTCCTCCTGATCTTGACCTGTACCCTCTCCCACACCGGACGGGTACGCCTCCATAGCTCTGCTTGGGCCTCCGAGCGCTCCTTTATCGTGGCTGTGGGATCATCCCAGCAGATGACCGCTAATTGTTGGTAGGTGGCTGATTGGTAGTTCATAGGATCACGCTCCTCTGTTTCCCATACGGTTCATGGCCTTTTCGATTCGGTAGGATGATCCATTGTTCTCCAGCACGTCACAGCTTCCTAGTATTCGGTCTATCAATCTTCCCTTTACGTCCAGCGGCTGCTTGTATTTGTCCACGGATAGCCATTGCTGCAGCTCGTCTAGGTCCAAGTTCGTGGTTCCGTTTGTGGTCTTCCCTTGGCGACCGTTGATGATGGTAAACAGCACATCATATTCATCGCTTGTGATCTTCCTGCAACCAAGCTCGTCTAACGTCAGTAAATCGGCTCCTACGGCTCCGTTCACCACATCGGCTATATTTATCTTGCTGGAGTATTTGGACGCGTCTGAGACAATCTGGAACAGCCTAGAGCAGTCGATAAACAAGCTGGTGTATCCTTGGTTGTCCACGTGATGGTGAACCGCGGCGAAAAGGTGGCTTTTCCCGTTCCCTGGATTCCCGTAACCGATGATTCCGATTTGTCCCGGTGTGAAGGTTTCTGCAAATCTCTTTGTCTCCCGGTAGATGGTTTCTGTTCCCGGGCGGACCATGAAGGTTTCGAATCTCGCGGCCTCTAAATCTTCGTTCATGATGTTGGCCCGGAAGGCTTTGTCCAATCCATTTCGGATCATCCGCCGCTCATTCGCTTCTTCTTCTTTTTGCCGTTCTGTCGATGGACAGTCGCAGCAGGCCCACACGATTTTATTTTGCTTGGTTGCAAATGGTGATTTTAAAACCGTCCAGTGTGCTTCCTTCCGGCATTTCAAACATGTATACCGTCCCATATCAAGGTTGTGCTCGTCGGGCGAACTGCTCGGTGAGTGATTTCGGTTTTCCTTGAGCAATTGGAACAACATTTCCTCCATCCCCTGCGCCAGTCCATTCAACTTGTTCACCTCCTGTCTGTGGTTTTTCTTTTTCCTTATCCAGCCTGCACCATTTTGTAATGGATAAATAGGCGCTGGCCGTTTCCTGTTTCTTCTTGGGCTGTTTTAAGATCCATTCTGCAAAGGAGTAAAGTTTGGTCATAACCTTGTCTTCTGATCCAATAAGTGCGGTTAGTTTTTCAAATTCGTTCTTGGTGATTCTGACATGAGGCATATCTTCTAAAAAGATATAATCTCTTTTTTCCTTGTTATCTTTGTTTACTTTGTTACTACATTGTTCTTTAGTGGTTGGCTGATGGTTGGCTGATGGTTGGCTGATGGTTGGCAGTTGGTTGATCTGATGGTTGGCATCGTCTTCAAACCATTGCTGT